TATGAGCACGGTTGATAAGACCGGCAGCTGGATTCGTAAGACAAACCTGCTGCTTATCGCTCGGCAGAACGGAAAGACCCATTTAGCCCGTATGCTCATCTTGGCTCACCTGCTTAAATGGGATAGCCGCAATGTCCTTATCATGTCCTCTAATCGAAGCATGGCTCTGGACACCTTTAGACAAGTAGCTCAAGTATTGGAGAGTAATGACCACCTCAAGGGATTCGTTAAGCAGATCAGGTACGCCAACGGTACAGAGTCTATTGAAATGCTGGATGGCAGACGGCTCGATGTTGTTGCAGCAACTAGAGATGGATCTCGAGGCAGAACTGCAGACTTTCTCTTTATTGACGAGCTCAGAGAAATCAATGAAGAGGGATTTCGAGCCGCTGTGCCAACGACTAGAGCTCGCCCAAACTCTCAGACGTTGCTTACCTCAAATGCAGGAGACGCTTTCTCGGTTGTCCTAAATGGCATGAGAGAAAGAGCGCTAGAGAACCCACCTAAGAGTTTCGGGTTCTATGAATACTCAGCACCGCAATATTGCAAGATAACCGACCGTCAAGGATGGGCTCAAGCGAACCCTGCACTTGGCTATACGATAAGTGAGGAAGCCCTTGAGGAAGCAGTTGCGACAAGCCCGATTGAAAACACTAGGACTGAGTTGTTATGTCAATGGATTGATTCTCTCTCATCTCCTTGGCCGCATGGAGTCCTTGAGGACACTTCAGATTCCAGTCTCACGATTCCGGTCGGTGGTTATACGGTCTTTGCTTTCGATGTATCTCCTAGCAGGCGCAATGCAAGTCTGGTTGCTGGGCAAATACTTCCGGATGGTCGAATTGGAGTTGGAATACTTCAAACGTGGGAAAGCCAAGTAAGCGTTGATGATCTAAAGATTGCAGCTGAGATTAAAGGCTGGGCTGATCAATACAGACCGCGCCAAATCTGCTTTGACAAGTACACAGCCCAATCTATTGCTGACCGCCTAACAAACGCAGGTCAGGTTGTCATGGACATCTCTGGCGCTGCCTTCTATCAGGCTTGCGGTGATCTCCTTGATGCTTTGGTCAATCATCGATTGGTTCATGCAGGGCAAGAGAACTGGATTCAACAAATGAACAACTGCGCAGCTAAGACCAATGACTCGTCATGGCGCATTGTTAAACGAAAAAGTGCTGGCGATGTATCGGGTGCTATCTCGACTGCAATGGTTGTTCACCAATTAACAAAACCACAACAGATGGCGGCTATCTACACCGAATGACCTATATGTAGTGTATAATTGCCTTCTATGGGTCTCTTTTCGCGTAAGCAAGTAATTGAAGCACAAGCCGCGCCTCAGCTAATGTCTGATGCGTTCTACGGATACAACAATTACTACCCAGCAGCAGTTAGCCGTCAAATGGCGCTTTCCGTACCTGCCATCAAAAGATGCAGAGACCTAATCTGCGGAACAATCGCCTCAATCCCTCTTGAGTATTATAAGAAGTCAACAGGAGAGCATATTGCTCCGCCTCGATGGGTAGAACAGCCATCAAAGTCACAGCCACGTTTTGAAACCCTTTATTACACGTTAGACAGTCTCCTTATGTTTGGCGTAAGTTATTGGAGAATTACAGAGACCTACCAAGAAGATGGTCGCATGGCTAATGCAGAGTGGGTTGGCAACGGTCGCGTTAGCTTTGAAACAGATCCTTTAAGCCATTACATCACTCAGTATTATGTTGATGGAATTCCTGTACCAATGTCAGGACTTGGCTCTCTTATTACTTTCCAAAAGGATGAGGGTATCCTCTCAACTGGCGCTCGTACAATTCAGGCAGCAGTTGACGTTCAGAAAGCCGCCGCTATTGCTGCATCAACTCCAATGGCTTCAGGTATCCTCAAGAACACAGGCGCAGACCTACCGCCAGCAGAAGTTTCAGGACTTCTATCAGCTTGGAAGCGTAGCCGCCAAAATAACTCAACTGCTTACCTTACAAGCACTCTTGAATTTCAAGGCACACAGTTCTCACCTAAAGACATGCTCTATAACGAGGCAATTCAAAACCTTGCAACAGAGTGCGCACGTCTTTGCTCAGTAGATCCTTATTATGTTTCAGCTTCACAGAATACAACTATGACTTACGCAAACGTACAAGATGAGCGCAAGCAAATGGTTGCATTTACCCTTCAGCCTTATGTTTCAGCAATTGAGTCACGTCTATCTATGGACGATATCTCTACAGCAGGTCATTATGTCAAGTTTGCACTCGATGACTCATTCTTACGTACCGAGCCAATGGAGCGCTTGCTTGTATTGGAGAAAATGCTTTCTCTTGGCTTAATTACAACTGAACAGGCAATGGAAATGGAAGATTTAACTCCTAACGGAAATGAGACAGAATAATGGAAACGTTATACATTGAAGCATCATCTATCGAGTGCTCTGAAGAGCGCCGCGAAATCTCAGGCAAAATTGTGCCAATGGGAACAGGCGAAGTTGGCAATACAAACCTAGGCGCTTATGTCTTTGAAGCTGGTTCAATCGATATCGAAGATGTATCAAAGATTAAGTTGCTATCACAGCATGATATTAAAAAGCCTGTTGGTCGCATGACAGCAGCAGAGGTACGCGAAGACGGAATTTACGCAACCTTCAAGTTATCTCGCAGCCAAGCCGGTTCAGATAGCCTCATCATGGCATCTGAAGGACTGGTTTCAGGTTTGAGCATCGGTGCTGAAATCATTGCATCAAAGCCATCACGCAACGGTTACACAGTTGTAACTGCTGCTAAGTTAAAAGAAGTTTCTCTAGTCACAGAGCCAGCGTTTAAGTCTGCTCAAGTATTAGAGATTGCAGCAGAGGAATCACTCCCTGCTGATGAAACCCCACAAACAGAAAGCGAGACAGTCGTGGAAGACACAACAGTCGAAGCAACACCGGTAGAAGCTGCGGCTGTGGAAGCTGCTCGCCCTACAGTCACAGCGATGGCATACACAGCGCCACGCATTGATACAAACCCAGCAGTTTTCCTTGAAAACTCAATCCGCGCACAGCTAGGTGATGAGTCAGCTCGTCAATACCTTGCAGCAGCGTCAGATACAACAACAACTGAAGTTGCTGGTCTTGTACCAACACGTCAGCTAACAGAAATCATCAACAACAAGTCAACAGCAGGTCGTCCATCAATCGATGCGATCTCAACAGGTACACTTCCTGACGCTGGCTTCAAGTTCCAGATCCCACGCGTTAAGACTGTTCCAACTGTCGCAGAGACAGCAGAAACAGCGGCGTTTTCAGATACACAGGTTGAGATTGAATACCTAGACGTTGACGTCAAGAAGTATGCAGGAATGCAACTATTTGACGTAGAAGTTCTAGACCGCACTTCTCCTGCATTCTTCGCAGAGCTTCAGTCACTTATGGCAGATGCTTATGCAAAGTCAACAAACGTTGCAGTTCGTACAGCAATTCAGGCTGGCGCAACAGCAGACTCAACAACAATCACACTTCCTTGGGATGGCGCAGAAATGGCTGGCTTTATTGCTCGCGCTTCTGACTCTATCTACACAAACACACTTCGCTTTGCAACAGGCGTAATCGTTTCTCCTACACAATGGGCGAACATCATGGGAATGGTTGATTCATCAAACCGTCCTCTCTTCATTGCTGCACAGCCACAAAACGCAGCGGGTAACGTTTCACAGTCACTTCGCGGATCACTCCTCGGACTCGACTTGTACGTTGATTACTCACTCACAGGTGCAGCAGACGGTTCAATCGTTGTTGTTAACCGCGAATCATTCACATGGTTCGAGTCAAGCCGCCTTCAGCTTCGTGCTGACAAGGTCGGTACAGGTCAGGTTGAAGTTGGATACTACGGTTACGGTGCAATCGCAACTAAGGTTCCTTCAGCTGGCGGCGCGTTCAAGTTCAACCTCGCGTAATCAAGTAACACCCTAAGTCGCTAGAGGGGGCTGCCAGAGCCCTTGCAGCTCCCTCTAGTCTTTAGAAAGGAAATCATGAGCATTACAACAGTTGCAGAGCTTCGCACAGCCCTAGGCGTTGGCACTCTCTATGCTGATGCCGTATTGCAGTCCGTATGCGATGCTGCTGACAATGTTCTCCTACCTTTCATCTGGGCTAACACAACTCCTATTGTTGGACACAGCAATACAGCCACAACTGGCACTTCATACTTTGATATTGATGTCCGTGAGACTTTCTACATTGGACAGAGTGTTGTTATATCAGGCGCAGGATCTAAGCACAATGGCAACAAGACAATCACCGAGGTTGGCGAGTATTCAATTACTTACGCCATTACCGGCAACAACAACACCCCAACTGTTTACCACCCAGTAAATCCTTATGGCATGGTTGCAGCAGAAACTTATCTAGACCCATCTACAGTTCCAGCAATCCAAGAGGCAAGCCTAATGATTTGCGTATCAATCTGGACATCTCGTCAGACCAACTCAGGCAATGGCATGAACCCAGACGGCTCAATTGGCAGCATGTATGCCATGTCATCTCAGCTCATTGCTCGCGTTCGTGGCTTGATTGCACCATATTTAAGCCCTAACTCAATGGTGGGCTGATGCCAGCGATAACAACCCTTCGAAGCAGCATTGCGAGCGCCTTAGCGGATAACACTAAGTACAGCGTGTTTGCCTTCCCACCTGCCACGCCTATTGCTAACAGCGTCATAGTTACCCCTGATGATCCTTATATTGTGCCAAGCAATAACGATTACACATCTATTGCACCAATGGCTAACTTTAAGATTTCAATACTTGTTCCGTTGCTAGACAACGAGGGCAACCTTGCTGGAATCGAGACCGACATCCTAAGAGTGTTTCAGCTTCTCGAGGCTTCCAGCATTGTATTTAACGTAGGAAGCGTGAGCGCCCCAAGCGTTCTATCTATCGCTTCAGGAGACTTGCTTACTTGCGACATTGCAATAAGCACCCTAACGGAATGGAGCTAATCGATGAGCGATTGGACAAAGGAGCAGGCTGACTTTCTAATCAAAATCGGTCAAGTTCCACCAGCAGCACCAGCACCAAAACCAACTACCAAGAAAGATGAGGAATAACTGAAATGGCAGTATTTCTAA